GAAAACTTCAGTATATAGAGTCTGGTTCAGTAGTTGGTAAAGGTGGTTGGTATAGTCTGTGGATTCAATGGCACGCTGAGTGGGTAGTTAAAGCTTACTATTTAGAAAATGGAATTTTTAAATTTTTAGAAGAAGTAGAGTATGATGTAAGAGGAAAAAATGTACAGATGGTTTTCTGTACAGATGATTGGAATGAAGCCGTTGAATTTTTGAGATGGTCTATACACTTCAAAAAAATAACTGGTTGTAAGTTATTCATAGCCTCATCTGAATTTAATGAAGGTCATTTCAAAGGGGAGGGTTTACAAATAGATTTAGGTGCTATCACCACTTTTACAGAAAAATACAATTCTGGTCCTATAGATCCTACAGGAGTATCAGACAATACATATGTAGAACCATCAAATGAACAAAATGAACCAATACAAAATTTGTATGCTAGATATGACTTAGGAACTTTTCCAATAAAAACTTCGCCAAGATTTGGAAACTTAGTAGACAATTGGAGAATTGAAAATAAAGAAGTAGAGTCTCACTATAACTCTATAAGTTACAAACAGCACACTAAACAACCTATTGGTTTGATAGACAATTATGATATAATTTACGATAGTTGGAAGAATCCTGTAATTCACTCAAAAAATCAATTAGAAGAATTTAATGGAATAGTTGATAAAGATGTGGAGATAGAAGAACTTACTTCTGAAGAAATAGTAAAACACATATTAGGATTCAGAACAAAGTATTGGAAGTATGGAATTTTGAAATTGCATAAAAGTGGTTACAAAGAACCAAATGGAGTATTTGTAAAGCACGAATCTTTTAGTGGTGGATTTCATATTTGGGGAAAGGGTAGTAACAAAACTCGTGTTGCTATACAAATTCTCAGTTACAATAAGCCTGAGTATTTAAAAAGAACTTTGGATTCATTACTAAAAGTAATGGATTTAGACGACAAAATATGTGTGGTTGAACAATCAGATGATAAAGATTCTAAACAAAAAGCTGTAGACATATGTAAAGGTTACAACGATATAACATTATTAGATTTAGATAAAAATTTAGGACAAAGGGGTGCTACTAATAAAGTATGGGAAAGCGGTTTCTTTGACAATTGTGAATTTATTATGTTCTCAGACCAAGACAACGAATATCACGAACCACTAACAATATTATGTGATAAGTTAGAAGAAGAGGGTGTAAAAATATCCACTTTTTATAATTCTCCAGAACACGATATAATAAAAAAAGATGGAAGTTGGATTTACAGAAATACTGCGAGAGCTGGTAATATGATGTTAACTAAAGAACATATGTTTGAAATGCTTCCTATAGATGAAAATCTATATTCAGAAACCAAAACGGATAAAGATTATTGTGCTTGGTTTGCTGGTTTAGATTGGTGGGTACAATGGTGGCACGAAGCTAGTGGTGGTAAATTAGAATTGGATGGTTTTGTAGCTTGTTATCCAGGTGGTTGTACTCATTTTGGAATTGAATCTACTTGGCAAGGAACATACGATGATGAAATTCCTACAAATGAATCTATTCTCATAAGAGATAAAAGCCTACAACAGATTATAAAAAAGTATCCAAACAGACATTTGTATAATCACGGAAAGAATAGTTGGTATGAGAAAGAAAAATTAGATTTGAGTAATGTTACATTGGTTGTAATAGATTGTATTGATTATGAAAGAGCTTTAAAAGCGATAGACATATCAACCACATACGCAGACTTTGCAGATGTAAAATTTTTTACATCTATGAATAAAGATAATGATGACATAGTAAAGATACCACATTGTCAATCTAATTTTGATGTTATACATTTTATGTGGAAAAAAATGAACTCATACATTCAAACAGATTACATATTACATATAGAGTTTGATGGGTTTATTCTCAATCCAAAAGCTTGGAAAGATGAGTTTCTAAAGTATGATTATATTGGAGCTCCGTGGTGGTATGAAGAAAACAATGTAGGTAATGCTGGATTTAGTTTGATAAGTAAGAAGATGTTAGACTTTATACAAAAAGATGAAGTTATAGATTTATATCCATCAGATGATGATGCTATATGTAGAATAAATAGAAAATACTTAGAAGATAATGGAATAAAGTTTGCACCTGAAGAATTAGCTGCTGATTTTTCTTTTGAAGCTAATGAAAAAAGAGGTGATGAATGGGATGGACAATTTGGTTTTCACAGTCCATCTTACATAGATGAAAGACATCCAAATAAGTATCGTGGTGGCATAACAAATGTTGATAAATGGGAAGATAAAGACAATTTTAGTTGGCCATAAAATACATTTTGGGATATTTAGTTAATATATATTATATAATTAATAAGGAGTTATACAATGGAAGAAATAAAATTCACAGATGAGGAACTGAAAAATCTAAAGGATCTAAGCGATACTTATAGAGGTATTCAGGAAGTTATGGGTAAATTGTCAGTTCAGAAGTTACTGAACAGTCAACAAGCTGATGCTTTAGAACAATCAGAATTAGATTTAAACACACAATATACAGAGAATCAGAAAAAAGAAAGAGAATTGGTAGATACTCTTTCTAAAAAATATGGACCTGGTAGTTTAGATGCTAGTACTGGTGTTTTTACACCATCTCCTCAACAGAATGTTGAAGAAAACTCCGAAGAAAAGTAAAAAATATTACAAACACACGTTGTTTTCAGAAATTAGACATATATTTATATACAACAATTTCTAAACAATTTAAACACCTTTAAGGAGAACAAATATGGCAGAGAGAATAGTCAGTCCTGGTGTATTTACCCGAGAAAAAGATTTATCTTTTCTTCCTCAAGGAATTTCTGAAATAGGAGCAGCAATTGTCGGACCAACTAAACAAGGTCCAGCTTTTGTACCTACAATAGTAAGAAGTTTTGAGGAATATCAGCAAATTTTTGGTGGGTATGATATAAATTACTATACACCTTTTACTGTTAGAGAATATTTAAGATCCGCTGGTACTGTAACCATAGTTAGAGTTGGTTACCTTGGCGGATATACAACAACAGGTTTTAACTTATTAGCAAGTGGTTCAGCTGGAAAGCTTGTCGTAGCATCATTTTTACCATCAGTTAAGAACTCAAATGGTTTGGGTTCTATAAGTGGTTCTGTAAATCACGATGAAGCAAAAGCTACTAACTTTAACCTTACTATAAATGGTGCGAACGCAACCGCTAGTTTGTCTAATTTGACAATAGAATCGCAGGGTTCTGCTACAGGAAATAATGACGCAGTATCTGCAAATTATATTGGTAGACAAATACCTGATTCAGCACAAGCTCAATCTATAGGTAGTACAGAAGCACCAGCTTATATGTACAAATTCTTCGAAAGTGCTGTTAGTGCTTCGGTAGTATCTGGAACTACAATTCTTGCTAACGCTTCGATGTCAATTGAGAGTGTTTCTTATGATTTCTCTACTGGTACAGAAACAGTAGATACTTCAGATGGAAACTACATATCAACTATAACTGGTAACTCAGATGGAGCTTCGTCTAGAACACCTTTTATACAATCACAAAAAATAGGCGGTAGTGGAACAAACCTCTTCAGAGTTTACGCAAGAGCTCAAGGTAACGATACAAATCAATTTTATGTTGTGATAAGGGATGTGAAAAGACCACAAAGTTCTAACTCAAGTCCAGTATTTGCACAATTCGGACTTTCAGTTTGGAAAACTGGTGGAAGTGCTCCAATAGAAACATATAGTGGTTTGAATTTAGATCCAGATTCATCAAATTATATTGTAAAAGTAATTGGTGATATGTTTCAGACTGTGAATAACAATGGTGAAATAACAGAGTACGGTGATTATCCTAATCTTTCACAATATATTAGAATCGGTGATTATAAAGAGGATTTATTTAAGAGTAATCCTAACTTACAACCTATGGGTCACGCTGCTGTATTAGATCCTGTACCAACTTCGGCTGGTATAGTTCCATCTGCATCTTTTGGTTTTTCACAAACCATCGATGGTGGTAAGACAAATTCGAGTACATACAAAGGTAATCTGCCATATGGTGTTAAATTACATCCTGACTACCCAGCGAATGAACTTCTCGGTAATTATGCTTACCTATCTCCGATTCCAAAGAGTGAAACGGCAGGACAGAATGTGGCATTTGCTTTGGAAAATATGAACGGATATGGAGATACTAGTTCATTTGAATTTGGTAACTTTACTAACTTCACAGTTTCTTCATCTTTCCTAACGATATCTTCTTCTGTAGAACAGTTAAAGTACACTGTTCCAATGCAACACGGATTTGATGGAATCAACCCAGCTGCTTCAAAAGCTACTGGTACTTCTATTTCATCAACTAACACTAGTGGATTCGATTGTTCAACAGTAGTGTCTAGTGGTTCAGTAGCTTACAAAAGAGCCATTAACGCAATATCAAATCCAGATGATTATGATATTAATATGTTGGTAACTCCAGGTATTATACATAAACATCATCCGATAGTTAGTAACCACGCTATTGAAAAGATGGAAGCTAGAGCTGATGCTTTTTATGTAATGGATGGTTCTGATATCGATGATAATGTTGCTACAGCAGTTTCTAATGTTGAAGCGTTAGATACTAACTATGTAGCTACATATTATCCTTGGGTTAAGATTGAGAATCCTATTGGCGGAGGTTTGATTTTTGTACCACCATCAGTAGTAATACCAGGTGTGATTGCTTTCACAGATAGTGTAGCTCACGAATGGTTTGCTCCTGCTGGATTGAACAGAGGTGGATTAGCAAGTGCTAGAATGGTTAAGAAAAAGCTAACTCATACAGATAGAGATACTTTGTATGAAGGTAGAGTCAATCCGATTGCTTCTTTTCCTGGTCAAGGAATTGTGGTATTTGGACAGAAGACACTACAGGCTAAACCATCCGCTTTGGACAGAATCAATGTAAGAAGACTACTTATCAGATTGAAGAAATTTATTGCTTCTTCAAGCAGATTCTTAGTGTTCGAACAAAACGATTCATCCACAAGAAGCAGATTCCTAAACATAGTGAATCCGTTCTTAGAATCAGTTCAGGCTAATAGTGGTTTGAGTGCATTCAAAGTCGTAATGGATGATAGTAATAATACACCTGATGTCATTGACAGAAATCAGTTGATTGGACAGATATTTATCCAACCTACCAGAACTGCAGAGTTTATTGTATTAGACTTTACAGTATTACCAACTGGAGCTGCATTTCCCGAATAAAAAGGGGGTGTAAAAAACTAAGGGGAGTAATTATACTCCCCTTTTTTTTTATTTAAAAAACTATGAAAAAACTATGAAATAAATGAGTGATAAGTTGTATCGATTTTTCATTTTGTTTATATTTATATATGAAAGAATTAAACACTTAATGGGAGAACTGAAATGGCAGACTTAATCGATCCTTCAGAAATAATGTTCACTCCGTTTGAACCTAAAACAAAAAATAGGTTCATTATGTACATTGAAGGCGTTCCAGCTTATTTAATAAAAACTGCAAACCGCCCTACCATAACATTTGAGGAAATAGAATTAGACCACATAAATGTTAAAAGGTATGTAAAAGGAAAAGGGGCTTGGGAAACTTTAGATATAACTCTTTACGATCCTATAGTACCATCTGGTGCTCAGGCAGTTATGGAATGGGTAAGACTACATAAAGAGTCTGTAACTGGTAGAGATGGTTACTCCGATTTTTATAAAAAAGATGTTACTTTTAATGTATTAGGACCTGTTGGAGATAAAGTTGAAGAGTGGACACTAAAGGGAGCTATGATTCAATCTGCTAATTTTGGAGATTTGGATTGGTCAGTTAGTGAACCAGCAGAAATTACATTAACATTAAGATACGATTACGCTATCTTACAATTCTAAGAGGAAAATATGAGTTTTATATCAGAAATGTTATCAAGTGATGCTAAGATTTCGTCTAAAAGAGTAATTGGATTCGCTGCTTTCATTATGTTGATTGCTAGTTGGGGTGCAGATACTTTTTGGGCTTTTGAAGTTAAAGACAAAATCTTAGATTGCTTTATGTATATCTCAGTCGTTGGATTGGGTGTTACAGCTGCCGAAAAATTCGGTAAAAAATAGTTATAGTTCAAAACTAAATTATAGGAGTCAGTTATGGCAGAAGTCAAGTTCCCTACGGAAGTAGTGGATCTGCCGTCAAATGGATTATTGTATCCAAAAGATAGCCCGCTATCTTCAGGTAAAATAGAAATCAAATATATGACGGCTAGAGAAGAGGATATTCTTACATCAGCTAATCTAATTAAAAAGGGTATAGTTGTTGAAAAGTTAATTGAAGCTTTGGTAGTAGATAAGTCTATAGATGTTAATAGTTTGTTGGTAGGAGATAAAAATGCTGTTCTTATCGCTTCTCGTATATTAGCATATGGAAAAGATTATGAAGTAGAAGTTGATGGACAACCAATTACAGTAGATTTAACTAAATTAAAAGATAAAACTTTAGACGAAAGTATAGTCACAAATGGTGCTAATGAATTTGAATTTGAATTACCAGCTACTAAAAGAAAAATAACCTTTAAACTCCTTACTTCAGCTGATGAATCTGAGATAGATAAAGAAATTGAGGGTTACAAAAAAATAGGAGATGGTATAGGATACGAAACTACAACAAGACTAAAACATCAAATACTATCAATAGATGGAGATAACAAAAAAACATCTATAAATAGTTTTGTAGACAATGAGTTTTTGTCGAGAGATTCTATAGCTTTCAGAGAATATGCTTTATCGATAACACCTGATGTGGATAT